GCTGACGACGGACATGATCGCCGAAATTGACACGCAGGCCGAAGCCGAGGGCGACATGCTGACCTGTGCATGGATCCTCCAGCCGTCCGGGCTTGCCATGGAACAGATAGCCGAAGAGAGGGAGACGCAGACCATCCTCGACCGGATAACCGCCCGGCGCGGCATGGTTCAGCTCGACGCCAGCGAGGGTATCGACATGGCCGAAATGCCCGGCAACGTCGTCCATGACATCGATTGCTGGATCAAGGGCCTTGCATGAGCATCTTTGACCGTTTCCGCAAGGCACCGGCCAACAACGGCAAAGACAACAACCTGAAGCGCACATGGAGCGAAGCGCCGCGAGCGGAGACAACCCGCCTGCCGACGCTCTTCCACCAATCGCCGCGCCTTGACCCGGTAGCGCTTATCGCTTCGTCAATAGCCGGCGCACCCATGGAGCTATTCGACAAGGCCAAGCTTCGCAAGGACAAGGACAACGCCGAGCCGCTCTATGACCATGCCTTTTATCAGCTCATGGATAACCCATCGACCATGTTCCCGGAACTCGACGGCCATGCGGTCAAATACGTGACCGTGGTCCTAGTGGAACTACTCGGGGAATGTTTCTGGCTCAAGATCCGCAACGGGCGCAAAATAACCGATATCCTGCCCTTCCCTCCCGCATGGTGCATACGCACGCCGACCGCCGGAGATGCAACATTCCTCTTCCAGCCATTCGGCACCACCGCCGGAAAGACGATCCAAGTTGACGCCTCAGACGTGGTATGGTTCAAGCAGCCGAGCCTCTCAGACCCCTACGGGCGCGGGCGCGGCAGAGCGGAGGCCATGGGCGATGAACTTGACGCCGACGAGATGGCCGCAAAGTGGCAGAAAAACTATTTTTACAATGACGCACAGCCGCCATTTTGGGCGAACATTCCGGGAGCCGGAACCGCCGACCTTGAACGGATGCGCGATACCTGGGGCCAGCGTTTGGGCGGCTGGCTCAATGTCCGCAAGCCCGCCTTCACAAATTCCGAAGGGCTTACGATAACCAAGCTGAACGATTCGGTCCGCGAAATGGACTTCGGCGAGACCCGCAAGAATAGCCGCGACGCCTTCCTCCAGCATTGGAGCATCCCGCCCGAACTGTTCGGAATCCTTGAATCCTCGAACCGTTCGACTATCGACGCGGCCTATTATCTCTTTGCCAAGAATGTCATCAACCGCCGTCTTGGATTCTACGAGCGGGCCATTACCCGCCAGATGATAGCGGTGGACTACGACGCCCGGCTTGAACTCAAGATCAAGTTTGACGTGCCAGAGGACGAAACCTTCAAACTGTCTGTCGTCAACGAAGGCTTGTCCCGTGGCGTGCTGACCCGTGCCGACTGGAAGAAGGCCATGGGCTACCCGGTCGAAAAGGGCGACGACGTTTATATCATGGGCTATTCCATGATTGAAGTACCAAAGGGAAAAGTCATAGCCGACGTAGCGCCTGAACCAGAGCCGGCAGTCGAGATTATCGACGAACCGACTGTAGACGTCGAGGATGAAAAAACAATATCTGGTATTAAAATAATTAAATACGACAATTCACAACCCAGAGACGAAAGAGGAAGATTTGGGGCCGGAGAAGGCGGCGATTATTCGTCAGCAGGCGAAGCCACAACAGAAAATATATATAGCACGGCAACTAATATACCCGAAGGGGAGCGAGAGCATGAAGTGTATGGGCTCAGAGTGTTATCTGACGATCAAGAAACCATGCGGGCTGGAGAATATTTAGAACCATCTCAGATATGGGACGACGGAGAACCCACGGGAGAGTCGCTTCCAGGGACATCGTCTATATTACTTTCGAGAGGGTATGATGGCATAACCGAAAAGTCGGTAGAGAAATCATTAACACAGATTAAAAAAAATAATTATTACGGGAAAAAAATGGCACTTATAGGCGGAACCGGAGAAGGTAGCGGGGAAGATGCCGGGGAAGAGCTAATAAGCAATGCTAAAATAATAGCCATATTCGATATAGGTAGCAAGAAACATGATAAAAAACACATAAAGGCGAAAGCGCCGGACCTCCGCAAGGCCGCGCACTGGAAAACCTTCGACGCCAGGGCCAAAGAGGGCGAGGGTATGTTCCGGGACAAGGTACGGAAGTTCGCTAACACCCAGAGCAACATGATAAAAAACGCCCTAAGCCACGATCCCAAAGGATCATACAAGCGTATCATTGACAAAGTATTTGTAGATTCAGACGTTCGACTTGTGCAAGCATTATACCCCGCGTGGCTTGCCTCGATGACGGACGGCGCACACGTAGGCCGCTCGTACCTGGGGATGAAGGTATCGCCGTCATTCGAGCTTTACAACAAAGCATTCGACGTATGGATCAAAAAGAACGGCCTCAAGAAGGCCAAAGAGATCAATACGACGACCTATGAAAAGCTCATGAAGGCGCTGGAAGCCGAGCTTGCCCTGGGAATCGAAGCCGGGGAGAGCATCCAGCACTTGACCGATAGAATCATCGCCACGGTTGACGGCGTGTATGAAAACATGACCACGGCGCGGGCCGAATTGATAGCCCGAACTGAAACAATCGCCAGTGTGAATTTCGGACAGGCCACGGTTTATAAAGAAGAGGGCATAGAGAAAAAGGAATGGCTTGCCTCAATGGACTCTGATACACGCGGAATATCCGATGGAACCGGGCACGCTGCCATGGATGGAATTGTCGTAAACGTAGATGATAGTTTTGACGTTGCAGGATATGATGACGTGCCCGGCGAAAAGATGGAATATCCAGGCGGGGGAAACGTAGCCGGTCAGAATTGCAATTGCCGCTGCACCATACTCCCCGTAATCGAAAGGTAGGAAACCATGAGCATAGACAGATCAGGATTCGCACTAACCCCCAGCACCGATGAGTTTACCGGATTCGATATCGGGATAACCGGCGATCATGCCTATATCCATCAAGGCAAGGCATTTTCAGCCATGGGACAGGTAAGCCTCGCGGCTGCTGGAGTCTACTCGCTGACCCTTACCACCCCAGCGGCATCGGCCGGCTATATCCACCTTAGACCCGCGTTTTTTTCATCCTCAACCTCGTACGCCAAAATGAGCATTATCGAAGCGCCGACCTTCACCGCTGGCACAGCCGCAACCCCGGTAAACCGCAGCCGCAACAGTCTCACGGCGCCAACGGCAGTCTACAAATACAACGCCGGATACACCTCGGGCGGCACCGTGCTGGATATTACCACTGTCGGCACCGGCGGCAACCCAACCGCGCGAGCCGGTGGCGGCGTAGGAGCAGATGCGGAGATAGTCTTGAAACCGGAGACCACATACCTGTTTTATATCGAAAACCCGACCGGCGGCGCAACTTCCAACATCACGTGGAATCTTTTTTGGTACGAAGAACTGGTGGGCTAAACCATGGCCGACATCGAACAGGCACCCGGCGAGCTGAATATCTCAAGGCTTATACGCGGCGATGACTTCTCGTTCTCCGTGTCGTTCGACGGAGACGCAACCGCCGACACCTTCGCGGCCAGGATCGACAACGGGAACCTCACCGATGTACTTTTTGCCATATCCAAATCCTACTCAGGAATCACGCTCAAGACCACGCTGGTATTCACCTTGACCGCCGTACAGACCGCGCTGCTCGAACAGTCCACCTTGCCCTGGTACTGCACGCAAGTAACAGGCACCTTGACGCGGACGCTTCTTGCAGGCCGCGTTGGAGTGTACCTGCGATGACCGTTGACGTGCTCGCGCCGGATATCATAGACGTAACCGCGACAAGCGGGACGACATTCGAGCTGGCAGTATCGACTCCGGCGGCGATAGCACTGAGCGCCAACCTGGGAGAGCCTAAGATCATTGTTCTCTATGGCACAGGATCGCCGCCAAGCGCCGCCGGGCTTGCGGACGGCACGCTATTCTTTAAGTACGTTTAAGGAGGCCATAAAATGGCAAATGTTTTATATGACAACGGACGCGAGGGCTTCCTGGACGGGACGATAGACTGGGACACCGGAGACATCCGCGTCTGTCTGGTCCTGAGCACCTATACCTTCAGCGCGGCGCACGAGTTCATGAGTTCGTTGACCAGCTACGACAACGGACGCTCGGCGGCACTGGGAAGCAAGACGGTCACGGATGGCGTGGCAGATGCGGCAGATACAACCGTGACCGCAACAGCTGCAAGCGCCTGCAAGGCCCTGGCGATCTTCCAGCACACCGGATCGGACGCAACCGCCCGGCTTATTGCCTATATCGACACACCGGCAAGCGGGCTACCCTTCACGCCGAGCGTCAGCCAGGTTGTCAATGTGACTTGGGATTCAGGGGCCAATCGGATATTCAAACTTTAAGGAGCACTGAATGAACACAAGTTTAATCGTGGTCAAACTAGACATGGTATCAAGCGACATCGCAGGATGCCGCCAGAAGATGACCGAGGCAAGGGCGGCTGTCACATCAGTCTATAACAAGCTCGCCGCAATCCCCACGACCTACGGGGAAATGATCGCGTCGATCAATGACGTTGCGTACACCGGAGCGCTCGCCGATGTACAGAAGGCACAACTCGCAGCGCTCGTGGCGGAATACACCGCTCTCGCTACCGCTGTAACCGAGGCACAGACCGCACTGACACTGAACGTCACCGAGTACTAACATGGCTGATAAGACCGTAACCGTCCGCCCGAGTGGAGGAGACTATACCTCACTACAGGCGGCGATTACAGGCGAGGTGACGGCTAATCCTAATTTAACCGCCGCTGGCATGAATGGTATACTCACCATCTCCATCGAGGGTACATGGTCAAGCGCAGACAGTAACGCCGCAATAGTATACGTACGAGGTTTTACGGCAGACTCTTCGCATTATGTACAAATTCTAAATAATGGGGCAACAAATTATGTTTTTGAAGCATCTGGACGATATGTGGGCGCTCTTGCTATAGAAAATTTACATACCAGAATACGTGGGTTGCACATTAGAAATACCAACGCTCTCGGTTCTTATGGAATATATTGTTCTTATCGTTACTTGCATCTGGATAGCATAACGATAAATGGCTATGCTGGTGACTGGGGAATACATATAAGCCAGGGTTGGGTTGTAAACTGTAAAGTTTCAAATATCGTTGGTGGAGGAATTAGGGTAAGCGGTGCAACCTACAATGATCAGAGCTATGTGTATAACAATACGGTAGGTGGGTGCGGCGGTGCTGGCATACGCATAGTGAATGCTCCTACATATATCAGAAACAACTATTCTGGAGGGAACACAGGCAACGATTATGAAATTTCGGGTGCAACAGTTACTTGGCAGACAAACTATTCTGAAGATGACACTGGAACCACTGATGTTGCCGCATACTCAACAGACACTTTTACAAACGTAACCGCTGGTTCTGAGGACTTCTCCCTCGTCTCCGGCTCAGACCTCATCGACGCAGGCACCGACCTTTCAGCCGATGCTACCTACCCTTTCGATTGGGACATAACCGGGGCCGAACGTGTAACATGGGACGTTGGCGCGGCGTATTTTGAAAGCGTCGCAACCGGAATAGTCTGCACAGGCATACCATCAGCGGAA